CTTCACGTGCAAGAATACTTCCGTCGTTCTCGGTGGAACTCCTCAAATTGGTGGTACCATCTCCACTGGGTGCCGTCTGTACCAGTACGACGCAACCGTCCCCACTCCCGTACTCCAGTACGTCTCCAACTGGGAGAAGACTCCCTTCGCTGGCAATCCCTTCTGGGCTGGCCAGAATCAAGACATCCCAGACGGTGGCTGCTACACGCCAATCCGTGTCACCTACAACATCAAGGTCACAGGCGTCCCCGCCGTCAAGGACTGCCGTGTCCGCGTGGACCTGTTCTCTGCCAAGCCTCGCGCATACATTCCGGGCTCCGTCCCACTCGACGTCTGCATGCCAGTCGCTCTCAAGCACATGGGCAACATGGCTGACGGTGATGTGTTCAATCGCATCAACCGTGACTACTTCCGTGTCTACAAGACGAAGACCATCTACATGAACTCCACCCGTGTCCCACAGGGCAATCCCATCGCGACGACCGCCAACTCCCGTTGGTTCAAGCTCTCCATCCACCCGAAGAAGGATCGCACCCAGAACGTGACGAATCCGATCGACCCACTCGACCCTCGCCCAGAGGTCGCGGAAGGCAACTACGGTTACCTCCAGACTCCCCTGGATGAACCACTCTGGATGATGATCTCGACGACCGACCAGACCGGTGGCACTGACACCGTCCTCATCGACATCACTCGTGAATGTGTTTGGCGTGACAAGACTGGCTCCGCCAAGCTGTCTTAAGATCCACCGCCAGGCACCCCCCCCAGACGGGGGAGGGGCACCCCCCCACCGTCCCCGGGGGGGGCTCCCCCACTAATTACCTGGGATCCCCCCCCCGGGGCGGCAGGGGGGTGACCCCCCCCTCTGCCGGGGGGTCCTGCGCGTCAGCGTCCCCAGCGCCGCTAGACTCACCCCCAGTGATATAAAGGCATTCCACCAGGATCACCTAGATCGCCTGGATCGAAAAATATTTTCATGACCCAAGGATTCATATCCGCACCCTTCGAGGGGCAGATCGCAATGTTCGACTGCACCGTCGCAAAGGACGAGTACGGCTCGTACGAAGAGCTTTTTCACGTTCTAGTGAAGCTCGCCAAGAAGTTCGTTTTTCAGCTCGAAGAGGGTGAAGAAACCCAGTTCAAGCATTGGCAGATCCGCATGTCTCTGTTCGGCAAGACACGGTTCGGCGCCTTCAGCCGTGACATCATGCCCAAGATCCCAGGACGCTGGTCCGTCACCTCCACGCCCGCACTCGAGGGCAACCAGTTCAACTACGTCATGAAGGACCAGACCCGCCTTGAGGGTCCATGGTCCGACAAGGACAAGGTCCGCGACCCACCCGAGATGACCCCTCAGCTCGCCGACTTCATCAAGCTTGCCAACGAGGACAAGCTCTACCCTTGGCAGAAGAAGTGCATCCAGTTCGCCAAGGCACGCGACGACCGTCGCATCATGTTCGTCTACGACCCGAACTACAACTCCGGCAAGAGCATTCTCTGCGAGTATATGGAGTACCTCCGCATCGGTGAGGAGATCCCTCCCTACCCGTGCTTCGAAGACATCATCCAGTTCGTGATGTGTCAACCCAAGGCAACATGCTACATGTTCGACATGCCTGCTGCGCAAAAGAAGCAAAACATGAGCCAGATGTATACTGGCCTTGAGATGCTCAAGAATGGCTTCTGCTACGACAAGCGCTACAACGGCAAGAAGCAGCGCATCGCGCGCCCGGCCATCATCGTGTTCACCAACACGCCACCGGTCATGGGCCTCATCGCCCCCGACCGCATCCAGACCTGGCTTGTTGGAAAAAACAAGGACATCTCGCCGTACTACTTCAACCCGGCGGACAAGACGTGGTCCACCACCAAGATCCAGGACACTGATCCAGCCTGGTCCAGCTGATCCCGGTCCTGCAAATAAAAGGACCCAAGGGGTCGGAATGCGATTTCGTTATTGTTACAGCGTAGCGCCAGAAATCGCTCCCGCAGGGACGGACACTGACGACCGGACAAATAAAGGCAGTGTCAGATAGTGAGTAGATCCTAGCCATGGCGTATGGACGCAACTATCGTACTCGAAGCGCTTATAAGCGCACTTCTCCTCGTGGCCGCTTTGGTCGCAAGAAAAAAGTTTCTGCAAAGAAACCTCGCCCTACGGCGGCCCGAAAGTCCTACAACCGTGCACGGGCTATCAACAGCAACGCTCGCGCAATCGCGAATGTGAGGCGACAGCTCAAGGGTCCAGTTCAGAAGAACTTCCAGAAACTGGCAAGGACCATTGTGCCTGTCGCCTCACGTCCCATCGCATTCGACGCCACGGACTTCACGTGCAAGAATACTTCCGTCGTTCTCGGTGGAACTCCTCAAATTGGTGGTACCATCTCCACTGGGTGCCGTCTGTACCAGTACGACGCAACCGTCCCCACTCCCGTACTCCAGTAC